GATGGTTGTAAAGTGTTGACATTTCTTCAATAGTAAAATCACCATGTATTAAATAAATATTTGGTAACTCGACTCCTATAAACATATCTTTAACATGTTGTATCTTTTTCTTTATATTATCCTTGTCAAGAACACTAAAGTTAGCACCGTTAGTTTTAAGAACAAGTGCCGGTGGGTTAGGGATATTAGCAAAAGCTTTTAAAAAAGATTTAATCATAACACCGATGTTTTTTCTATCTTCTCCAAAACCTTGTTGTCCCCATTGTCCAACATGAAGATAAGCAAACTCTTCTTTGATAAGTTTATCTAACTCACCATAAAGTTTCTTTTCTAACTGATGTTTTTCTTTTGGTGAATAGACATCTGTATCTACACCTTCAAATAAAACTTTAATAGGTTTTTTATTTTTTATCTCACCTATTTTTTGTTTTTCTCCATTAGGAGCATCTTGCATCTTATCAAATATAGATCTGTGAAATGTGTCTGCGGTGAATTTAGATGGGACTATATTCAAATTCATCTTGTTCATGCCCTCTAAAAACTCAGGCGACACAACATCGGTTTCCACACCAGCAGTTATACCAATATTTACTTTAGCACCTTGTGCAAACTCATTAGGTATTCTGATATCAATTAACAAATCAGGTTGACTTTTTATTTGGTCATATGATACAAAACTACTTAATAACTTCTGATGTCGTTTGACTTCAGGTCGTAGATGATTTCTAGGTGTTGCACCCCACTTAACATCAATACATTTAATATCTAAGTCATCTCTATCCATAATAGAATAATAAATTGAACGAGCATGGTCACCATACCCACTACGGGTATTAAAAGGTGCAATCATAAGTACTGAACGTTTCATACTGCCTCCATAGTGTATTTTTCTTTTGGTTTCCAATTATCAAATGCTCCATTCATGGAACTGATAAACTCTTGTCCCATAGCTTTTGATGTCATTAGATTTTCTTTACAATACTCAGTTCCCAATGAACCAAGTCTTTTTCTTTCTTCTCTACCTAAATCATATAGTTTCTTTAACTGAACAGCAGCATCTTCTGGCTGACATCTATCGTCAAAAATATAAGGTGTCATAGGCGAACCTTGTAATGAACGATTTGTTGGATACACAGGAAATACCCACTCACCATGTTCGGTGTAAGTTCCCTTATGATTAGAACCTAACTCAACATAATCTTCAGGCGTTAAAAACTTATCATCTTTCTTAAACCCACATTGGTCTTGTAGTCCACCTGTAACGTTTATAAGAATTGGCGTTCCAACAGTAAGTGCTTCAGCACTACCTAATCCAAACCCCTCATTACTAGCTAAGTTAATATAAACATCAGCAGAGTTAAATAATAGATTCATATCTGTATCACCAAATGGTCGTCCATCAGTTTGATATGTAAAACATACATCATAATCAGGACATAGATGTCTATGAACTCTTGGTAAATCTGTTCCATTATCATCAACTGGTGAACAATGAAATACTAATACACACTCTTCTCTTTGTTCAGGTGTTAAACCATCCATAAAGTATTTGTATGCTAACATTACATCACCAGGTTGTTTTCTTCTGATGTTTCTATTACTATAAAGTATTTTAAATTTCTTATCTGATATTCCATGTTTGGAATCAAAATCAATTAGAGAGACATTATCATCTTCTACTTTATTAAATCTCCTTTCTGATATACCATGAGGTACATAAGTTATCTGCCAATCTTTGTAATCAGGTAATAATCTTTTATTGATACCATAAGTTTGTTTTGATATACCCATCAGCAAATCAGAACTCTTATAGTAGTTTGTATTGTATTGTGGATCTGGTAGGTCATCCCAAATGTTGTAATAAAATATTGGAGTTGTTTGTCTTATCTCTGCTTCCATATTATAGAACCAAATCCAAAACCGCGGATCGGTATAGTGAAGAATAGCATCAGGTTTTTCCAATCGGATAACATCACGAAGTAAATCTTCATTACCATAACCATCAACAGGATATACTCGTAAGTATCCATCTTTTATACCAAAATCTTTTTCGAGATGCTGTGACATATCAACAATCTTTCCAGCTTCAGGATGTTTGATAGCTCCACCCATCTGAACCCAATCATATTCATGTAATGTCTCAAATACAATGTCTTTGGATACGGTAGCTACTCCACTATGCATTCTCAAATCATCGGACATCAATAAAATCTTTTTCTTAGCCATTTAAAACCTCTTTATTTCTATTGTAATTTTCAAAGTATTTATTTAAAATATTTAGTTTATCATCATATTCAGCTATAATTGCTAACTCTTTTTCAATGGTATCCATAATGTCAGGATGTTCTGCTAAACCTAAAGCATTTTCCATTAAATTTTCAACATTGATACGATGTCTTTCGATGTGAGCTTTGAAATGCATCTTGCTTGCATTTATTAAATCTTCTCTCATATTAATCATTAAAACCGGCTCCCACTTGTGTGAAGTTTATCATAACTTTCTATGTTTTCTTTTATAACATTATCATGAACATATTGATGGATAGAGCGATTAACTAATTTTTGTAAATTCATTGATGAGTTAACTGTTCTAAACTTAAAATCTTCATATAGTGATTTAAGTATTTTTACTGATGTCAACTTTGTTGAAGTATTTTTTTTCATAACCTATTCCTCGTTGTATATAACTAGTATATATAAATATATAGTTTAATTAATAACAAGGGTTTTTTTTCCAAACTTATTAGCATAATTAATTGTTGACATAGAGCCTTTCGACTCAACTCCTCTTGGAACAAAAGAAACAATATATTGTGAATAAGCAGCTATTATCTTATTACGAACATAATAGTTTTTTACACTATATGGTTTACTATAATCTTTTTTATCTTTAGGGCAATATAAATTCCAATGTTCGTGTTGTGGTGGAAACTCTTGATACTGTAATCCCAATTCTAAAGCATACTTTTTAGCATAATAGTCAGCGCCTGTTTTACACCCACCACTAACAATAATAGTATCAGGACCTTTATCAGTTTTTAATTTAAATATAAATTCCTTAATCTTTCTTCGGTTTTCATATTTACGACTACCAACTATTGCTACTCTTAAAGTATCTTTCCCCATTCACAATGCTCCGTTTTTACAAACTCACAGAACTTACAAGCACTACCAGGAGAAGCATTGTAATTTCTATCTGTTTTATGGTTTCCCTTTTCATCATAGATAGCTTCACGAAACTCGGTAAATGCTTTCATGGTCTTATTGACGCTAACCTTACCATTAGCAGGTTCAAATCTCTGTAACCTACTGATTGGAAAATCACTTTGTTTTGCTATCTTTCTTTTTAATATCAAGAACTCTACTGTTATTTTATCCAATGGAACATCAAACTTTTCTGAATAAAATTGTTTGTAAAGTAATAACTGAGCTTTCTTGTAAAAGTTTTTCTTATGATAATCTGTCCAACTTCTTGTAGAAGTTTTAAGGTCAATAATAGTTATTCTACCTGATATCTTATTTCGTATCACAACATCAAGAAAACTCTTTAACTCTACGTTCTCTTGTAGTTCCATAGTTATAGGCAACTCAATACCAACCAACTCGTAGTTCTTTTTCATAAAATACTTACCACGATGTTTTCTAAAGTGTTCAAGTATAGCCAAACCATCTTGGTAAAACTCAACCATATCATCTTGGTTACAAGGTAGGTTTTCTTGATTTTCTTTTATCTTTGTAAACTCACCCATCATTTCGGTTTTTAACATACCATTTAAGTCAAGTGCCTCAGCAGCTACGATAGAAGTACCATACATCACCGTGAGATATTCTTGTATCACGGTGTGCATAGCAGTTCCAAAAAGAGTATGAATATTGCCTGTAAAAGTTCCTAGTTTGTCTATGTAACGAAGTTTCCATTTAAGGTTACATTCGCTATAAGAAACAAACTGACTATGTGATACATGTCCCATTATATTATCTCGTCAATCATACCATATTCTAAACAAGTTTGAGCATCCCACATTAAATCATGTTTTAGCATCGCATCAAGTTTTTTCATAGGTAGTTTAGTGTATTGTTTATAAATGTCTTTTATTGTTTTCATCATTAATTCTAAGTTTTTCTTTTCATCCTCGAAGCCAGAATATGTTCCCCAAAAATTAGCACTTAACTGATGAATCAGCATGTAAGAATTTCTACTCATATATCTCTCATCGCCAACTACCGAAAGAAATGTAGCAGAACTAGCAGAGAATCCATCAACGTAAGTATGGACTGGAACTTCTGTTCTTAGTATCGTATCCATAGAAGCAAGACCCGAAACAATTGAACCCCCACCCGAATTAATAAATAACTTTATTGGTGGTGGTAATATACCAAGAGTTTTTGATAAAGTCAAGGACTTTCCTTCCATCTCTCCAATTTTTTTATTTAATTCAACACAAGAGTTTCTGTTTACGCCAGAATAATAATATATCTTATTATCTTGTACGGATATGTGTTTTTCAGTAGCATCGGCACTTAATTTTCTTGTTGCTTTTTCTTCTTTACTGCCCCAATATTTTTCCATTATTTACCCCATAACCCTTTCTTTACAATTGTTGCCATTATACCATAGTTACTCACATCTAAGTAAGCATCTTCCATTGGTTCTCCTTGTACTGCATGTGTTCTGTTACTCATCAATAAAGTCTTTAGTCTTTGTATCTTATCATTCATCCTAAACCATAAGCCAGTAAGAGATAGTTTTATATCCTCTTCTGTTAATAATGGTGAACCAACTGATATATTACCAGGACCATAATCATGTTGTTTATGTAAAAACAATTCATATTGTTCCCTCTGAATCCTTTTAAACTCCGATGTCATCAACGGCCATTCCTTTTCCATCTGTGCTACAATATCACTTGATGTCTTTGATATTTTTAATTCTGTTTCTTTTATATTCATTGTAACCTCTATTTTATAATTAAATGTGATAATTGTATCATAATGATAACAACAGATAAACACAAGCATATAATTGTTCTTGTATCTGGTACTTCATTTAGTATCAACGATGTTAAAATACCAAATGTTATAGTTGCCATTCCAAAACCAACCGGTCTAACATACCAATAGTTACCAAAGTATTCATAGAACCAACGGGTGCTGTAATAAAAACAAAAACTAATTGGTATACCACCTAATATTACCCACCAAATGCTTTTAGCCCATTCATATTTAAATTGACCTTGCATATGAAACCAAGCTATAATATTTCCTATTACCGATAACAATACAGCAAAAAATAATTTACTCATTTGATTTTCATCTTCTTTATTTCCTTATCGGATTTTCCATATTTTTTTACTAACGATGTTAACTCTTCTTTTGTCATCAAATTATAATATTCACTTGCTCGTAACTTACTAACCTCAAAGTGTTCTTGTATAAACGGAACAACTTTATCATTAGTTTTTTGTTTCTTCCCACTAAGGTATCTTAAATAAGTTTTTTTCTTTGGTAATAAGGAGCAGTAAAATTTGTATACTACTCCTATAGGCATTACCTCAATCGTTAATTTTTGAAAATGATTTATTATTGGTAGAAAATCATCGTTCATACTTAGATAACGATTTACCATAAATGGGCTGAACTTCTTCTTATCAGCATCGGAAAAACTATCCCAAGGTCTTTTCTTGACGAATAGTTCATCCATCCAACTAAATAAGTTCATCCAACTCCCCACCCATAGGTAATAACTCACCACAATTTCCACAATTAAATACTTGTATCGGTGCTATTACTTCTTTTCCGGTTGGTGAGATGATTGCTGATAATTTCTTTATTACATATCCTTGTATAAAGATTTTATTCTCACATTTTTGACATGTCATTGTTTCAGCGTCAGATAAATCAACTTGTACTTGTTGTTTTGGTAGTTGTTTCATTGGTTTCGTACTCATTATACTCTCCTTAGAATATTAGCTATTGTTGCTATGAAGTTTATTTCTTTATCTACACATAAGACATCTTGATAAGCACCATTTGATATATCAACAATAACTTCTGGTAGTTTATCAACCGATATATTCTCTACCTCATCATACAAGAAACGATATAGTTCTGTATAATCTGTAAAGTTACTATCAGCTACAAACTTACGGATAGTTCTTAAATCAACACCATTTTGTATCATCTCTAAGAACTGAAGTTTAAACTCATTATGTAACATACCATCTTTGTCTATCTTTAACTTACCATCTATCGATTGTCTTTGTAGGTCATTGATGACTTTTCTCAAGTCAGGATAACCAGCAGTTACTACCAAAGCCAAATCATCCAAATCAAAGGAAATGTTCTCTTTATCCAAGATATACTTGGCGTGAACAGCAACATCTTTCTTTGATGGTGGAATTATTTTGTAAGTTTGACATCTACTTTGTATCGGATCAATAATCTTCTCAACGTAATTGCAGGTTAAGATAAACCGACAATGAGCAGAGAATGTTTCCATCAGATTACGGAGAGCCGGTTGGGCTGAATTAACATTAAGATAATCAGCCTCATCCAAGATTACGATTTTGTTTGGTTTGAAACCAATTGAAGAAGCAAAGCTCTTTAATTTATCTCGAACCAAGTCAATGTTTCTTTCATCAGAAGCATTTATATAAAGGTAATCACATTCAATTGATTGTATTATAATCTTGGCAAGGGTTGTTTTACCCCCACCAGCTCTACCATATAGTAATAGATGTGGAACATTTTGTTCCTCTATAAACCTTTCAACCTTTGACTTTAGTTGTTCATTACCAACATAAGTTGTTAAGTCTTGTGGTCTATACCTCTCTACCCATAATCCGTGTGAACTCATACTATACCTGTTGTGATACTAAGTAGTATTTAACCGAGAAATCATCTATCTTAAACTCGATGTGAGCAAGACCTTTATCAGCAATCTGAAGAACTGCTTTAGAACATTCTTTGTTTGCATTTAGAACTTCCTTAAACAGATTAGCATTAAAGATAATTGGTTTTGTTAACTTTACAGCACCACTCTTTACTTTGATACTGATACGATTTGAGTTGATATCACTAAACCCAATAACAAACTCTACACCACCATCTGTTG